GCGGTACCCGCCATCCATTTGCCGCGATCCGGTCGATCAGTTTCTTCGCTGGTTCAAATTGCCATGTTCCAACGTGATGAAATCCCTTAGATTCTAAGAATCTTATTTGCTTCGGTGTGGTTAATCCTTCAGATCTGCGTTTATCGAGTCTATCAAGGATCTTGCCTGCCTTACCTGCTGATTCGATTTGGTCAGGGAATATACCTAACTTCTCAAGCGTCTGAACTTGCTTAGGTGAAGGTGGCCCCATTTCCCATCCGAACGCCGGAACGTATCCCGCCAGGTCTTCAGCCTGAATACTCATTTCAAACTGCAGTGGATCCACGAGCTTACGCTTACGATGCTTCATTTCTTGCAACTGTTTGGCCAAAGCTTCCTCTCTGGCGGCAACCGCATCCTCTGCGGCCTTAACTTCAGCATCTTGGATATCCACTGGGCTCCCGGCTTCTTCGATATTCTCAGTCATGATCTGAGCCACTTCAGGCGATGAGCAAATCAGGTGAGCAGGATGGCATAACTCGAGTCGTTCTGTATGCCATAAAAAGTCTAATAGAAGAAGGTGGTCCTTAGTGGGAAATAATCGAGTTCCGCGACCCACCATCTGCACATAAAGACTTCTCATCTTAGTGGGCCTAAGCACGACAATGCAGTCCACAGACGGGCAATCCCAACCCTCGGTTAGCAACATGGAATTGCATAAAACGTTGTATTTTCCTTCATCGAAATCCTTAAGGATTTCTGCCCGATCATCACTGGTACCATTGACCTCCGCCGCACTGAACCCTCGAGATTCTAGAATGTCCCTGAATTTCTGACTCGTTTTAATTAACGGTAGGAATACCACCGTCTTGCGATCCATACAGCATTTCGCCATTTCGTCTGCTATTTGGTGCAGATACGGATCAAGTGCCGTCCCTAGGTCGGCAGTCTTATAATCACCTGCCTGTGTGCCTACGCCTGTAAGATCTAGCTTTAGTGGTATGGTCTGTGCCTTGATGGGGCAAAGATAACCTTCTTTGATGGCCTTAGGTAATGTGTATTCATAGGCTAAGGTTTCAAAATACTGCCCCAAGTTCTTCATGTCACCACGATCTGGTGTGGCTGTAACGCCCAGGACCTTTGCCTTATCGAAATAATTAAGAACTTTCTGGTAACTATCTGATATGCAATGATGAGCCTCATCGACGATGATCGTGTCGAAGTAGTCGGGCGGAAACTGCGCGAGCCTCTTTTCTCTCATGAGCGTTTGAATGGATCCGACAACCACTCGATACCAACTATCTAGGCAAGAATTTTCCGCTTTTTCTACCGCACATCCAAGCCCTGTCGCTTTCATCATTTTGTCGGCTGCCTGATCTAGTAATTCGCCACGGTGGGCGAGTATTAAAACTCGCTCACCGTTTCTAACGCACTCTTCAGCAATCTTAGAAAAAACTATTGTCTTTCCCCCACCCGTTACTAATACCAGGAGGGTCTTGAGGATATTATTAGCCCATTGCTCAAATACTGCTGCTTTTGCTGATTCCTGATATGGCCTTAGTTTCATAGCTAAAAGCTCCCAGCCGTAAATCCTACTTTGCTATTTTGTGGGCCCTCTGCTGGCTCGTAGAACTTTTTGATCTCATTCCTGGTAAGTGTTTCCCCAGATTTTTCACTTGTCCATTTGTGGATTCCGACTTTAGCCCTACCGCCCGATCCGATCACAGCGCCCCAGTTCATAGTTACTTTTTCACCCTTCTTGCGTTGACCAATAGCCGTGAAGAAAGCGCACAATAGTCCTTCGGTGATCGAATGCAGGAATAATTGATGTTTGATTACGGTAACGCCCTCAGGTCCTTGAACCTTGATATGAACAATAGCCTTGTTGCAAGCTGGTAGTTTTTCGCTTCCACCGTGTCTGGCTCTCTCGAAATCTATAACCTCGAAGTCATAATCACCTTCCGGAAGTGTCACAAAATCCGCACCATCATGTTCAATTTGGTCGTCCCAACCTAATTCGCGTCCCTCACTCATGTCTTTTTCCTCCTAATTTTTATTTAAACTTTGCACCCGACAAAAGGTCGGCATCAAAATGGCACGTCATCCCTAAAGTCCTTGATCATCTGGAACACCTGAACCCATGCGCCAATTAGAACCCCGTTAGTAAAATTTGGATCATAATTTTCGATCGGCGTATTCTTCGGGTAATACCCCTTACTGGAGACAGCCTGTTGAATCTCTTCTACCGTGACATTGTTTGTGGTCATTAGGTCAGCCAAAGGCTTTGGAACACCCGTAAGGTCTTGTTTAGGCGTTTCGGCTTTAACCTTAGTTGTATTGATTTGTTCTTGGTACTCCTCCTTGATGCCCTTGCAGGTTTCCCATGTTACGCAATTCTCTGCACAAGATGGTTCGTAATTTGTAATAGCGTGGGCAGTGCTGCACGATTCCCTTGCTGGAACGTTTGCGTCTTGCTTAGGTTGCTCCTTGGGTTTTTCCTTAGGTTGCTCGGATGTCTTCGCTTCTGGTGTATTGGCAGGTTGATCATCTAAGTCTAAATATTTGACAGGCGGCTTTGTATGTGTCGTCTCGCCCTTAATCGGAATACAGTGGGCAATTTCCTTGAAGTCAAAAGGTAATTTAATGCCCAGGTCATGCCTATTCTTGGCATCCCAACATGGGTGATGGGCTGTATGCATGATTCGCTTGCCGCCTTGAGCCTTGTTCTTTTTGTCATCAGTTTTGACGACGTAGGTCTCATAGTTGGCGAACAGGACCATGTCTGCCCATTCTCGAACCAGTGGGCCTACATACTTCGTAAGTTTTAATTCCCATCGGTCATATGATCCCATCTCGTCAGGTTGGTCAAACTTTCTCGTAAAAGCATGAGCCGCTATCACAACATTCACCCCAGCCTCAACAAGTTCTTCTAATAAGTTTAGTAATTTTCCAAACTCTTCAGCCAGATATGTGTACCCTTTTCCGTACCCAAAGCCCTCGATTCCGTCCTTATTGGCCTTTGCGCATAACTCAATAGCACATAATTTCTCGGCCCAATCCGCTGTATCGAGTCCGAAGGTATTTAATTTATGAGGATTCTTTACGAAGTATCTGACATGCTCAAGTAACATCGTCCAACTGCTAGACTTTGGAGTTCTCGCGACATCCATGTGAAGCGTACTTCCCTCTGTGTCGTCGAAAATAATACCAGGGAACTTTGCTAAGAAACTAGACTTCCCAATGCCCTCAGGGCCATATACAACGACTTTCTGCGCCCTTGCGACTTTACCTCGAGATATTTGCATTAGAATTAACCCCTTCGCTTTCCAAAATGTTGCTTGCTTCAAAATCTGCCGTTGAGAGAAGAGTCACAAGCGGAGTCATTTTATTGGCATTATTAAAGGCCCATTTTCCGGAATAGTCGCTCAAGTCCCAAGCTCCCATGTGCCATCTAATTGCAAGTTTTTCATGATCCGTTAGCTTAATAAAATCTTGCAAAATACTTAACGACCGTTCACCATGCCCTAATGGGAGTTTGTCATTGGTAGAATATACAACCGGCAATTCCTCAGCGAAGGCAATACGAGGACTATTCTTGAGCCAATTAATTAAGATAGTTGCAGTTGCAGTAGGGATTGATCTCAATAATTTACCGTCTGTACCAAAAAGTTTTGTAGTATCATCTAAATCAATTTTTGCATGCTTTTGATTCTGATTCCAAAGACTACAAAGGTAACTGTATTGAGAATCACCGCAAGGATCTCCACCCTCTTGGTAATAGTTAATCTTGCAGAGGTCATGGCCTAGGCCAGAAATAATGATTGATTCACCTGGTACATTAACCCTGTATCGATTTACTTTTTCATACAGTAGGTTATAGACATTTAAACTATGCTCTGCTAATCCTCCCCGTTTGGACAGATGATGTTTTGTAGAGCATGGGGCCTGAAAGAAATCTGATTCATTCAAGAAAGTTGTAAGTTCTTTTATTCCTACTCGGTTAACTAATCCCCAAAGGTTAAGAATAGTATTTTTATGTTCAGGCAATTAGAATTCACCCGCCTTCCACTTTGGAGCTTCCTGGGCCTGAATAAGTTCGTCTGCTCCTTTGACATATCCATCTTCGATGACAATCGAACACTCTTCACCTGTTGATACTCTGGTCGCAATGGCTTGTAATCCCTCGGCCTCTAGCCACTGGCCAAACTCGTTTAGCGTATCCATATCCATCTGCTCCAGCTTGTCCATGAGCACAAAGCCACAATTGGGATTAAGCTTCCTGACGATGGCCACCGACACTTGTAATTGCTCGGATCCACTCATTCCGTCCCATCTCTTACCGTTATAAGTCAACTCGCCATCCACTACTGATAGTCCAGGCAGAGGGAGATCAGCATTCGTGAGTAGATCAGTTTTTTTCTTCCTAACGCTTTCGATCTGAGCAGTAAGCGTGTTGTACTGGTTGCTGTACTCAAGGGCATCCTGTTCAGCCTTGTCTTTGTCGAGATTAGCCCTTACCTTGATATTGATCGTCTCAATGTTGTTGATATTATTCTCCAGTTCTTCCGTGGACTCATCATGGAGATCTAGGGTTGATTTCTGGGCAATTTCGAGATCCTCTTGCGCTTGAACTAATTTCTCTTGAGCTTGAATCAATTTCTCCTGAATCTCTTTTAATTTATTTTCCATATCTACTGCTTGTTGCTTGGCAAGTTGTAAAGAATCTTGATAAAAGAATACTTGAGATCGTTTCCTCTGATTCTCGCCATTCTTAGCGAGTATGTTCTGCTGCTGCTTGATCAGATCACCCGCTGAAATAAGTTCCTTGGGAGCGTCCGGATGGTAGGTCATTTCCTTGGCAAACTTTTGCTTCTGGTCCGCAATCTGACCAATGGCTTTGCGCCGGTTGTATACTTCCTGTTCCTGCTTTTCTAACTCATAGAGCTTGTCGCCAACCCCAATGATCTGTAGGAGAGTGTTGGCCTTTTCCTTGCTGGATGATTGCATAAACTTAGGTAGATCTAGCGCTAATTGTTCGACAAACTCGTTAAGTAATTGCTGGCCTCCCTTCTTGCCATTGGGATCGATAACCTTCAGGTCGCTGTTTTTTCCCCTCCTCTCAACGACGAAGCCATTTGATAGCACAATATTTAGATTGGGCGGGATAACTGATCCATCACGTTGTGCATCAGATGGTCGGTGCTTTTCCCCTCCCAAAGCCCAAGCGATGGCATCCAATACAGAGGTTTTACCCTGCTTGTTTTTGCCGCCAATTACGGTTAGGCCATTCTCTGTAAACTCAATCCTTACCGCCTTAACACGTTTTACGTTTTCGATTTCTAGTCGATTAATCTTAATACTCATTGTTTTTCCTCCTCTAATCCTTCAACCACTTCGGTCAGCATCTCGCGCAATCGCTCCCGGAATGATTTCTTAGCTTCAGCCACATACAAGCACTCGAGCGCTCCTATGCCTGAGCGAACATTCCTCCATGCCTCGTCGATAGCCTTACTTGCCTCCCATTCCGCGTCTGACATGTTTTCTTCGGCTGACATGCCCAGCGGACCGATGAGTGAATCCGTGTAACACGTTGGACATAAGCGTGAATATTCCTTAGCAGTGAAGTTTTCCGTGCACTTAGCGCAATGGTATACTTTCATTTCCGTAACTGCGTCCATCTCCACCTTCGGTAACTCCTGCACCTCGACATCCGTATGAAACTGCTCGACCTCAGCCAATGTTGGAGAGTGCTGGACCACATCGTCAACCGGTGCTGAAACTGGTGCTGACTTCGGCAACTTCTGCCCCTTAATCCCCTGCAATCCATATCCCCTGATCCAGTTATACACGGTAGCTGTTGACGCATCGTATTTTTCGGCGATCTCTGGAGCGGTCATGCCAGCCCTTAGGTGTCGTTCTAAGGCTTCCTTCTTCGGCTTATTAGGGTTCAAAATATACATCTCCTTTCTCTTCACATATGGGTTATGTTCTGGCGCGGCAAACGGATCCACTGGCGGCACGAACTCCTCAAATGGTTCGATCATCTCAACCTCGCCCGTTCGGTTGTACAAATCTAGGTCGAGCACACCACGCATACAGGGTTTTGTTTCGCCTTTTGGCAGTACCGTTCGGATATCAGTTGGGATACCTTGTCTATACTCCTCACGCTTCATCCGCTCATCACCTCCAGCTCAGCTACATGACAGTAAGTCGTAATCGGCCTATCCGTACACGTATCGCAATTCATAAAACAGGCCTCATCGCCACAAACCAACATCGTCAACCACTCGAATTCCTCTCGCTCTGGCTTTAAGCAAGTCAAGCATCGACACGGCGTTTTATACTTTGTCCTCGCGTTTTTCATCGCCCGATTTGCATACCTTGGACGCTCGGCATTCA